AAATAAAATTTTAATCACTATTATAAAAATTATAAAATTTAAATATAACGAAGACTCCATATATACATCACTTTATTTTATTATTCTTTTATTATTTTATTATTATTTTATAGAACCAATATATATGGTATGTTCTATAAGCTGTATGATTTCTCTTGTTTTTCTAGTTTCTATGATTTATATGAATAACGCAGTTTCTAAAAATAAAGTGGTCGACAAATATAAACACACATTACCCATTAATTTACAACAATTATATGATACACTTGTAATCGAACGAACGTCCATTTATTATTACGGATATGCTTTAGGTGTCGTTCTTTCGGTCATTATCATATATTACAATGTAAAAGTTAAAGGCACAAAGTTATCAACTATGGGGTTAGTTTGTATTACTATGGCTACCTGCTTTATTACCAACTATTTTTACTACATACTTTCACCAAAAACAACCTATATGTTAAACCATATCAATAATGGCGACCAAGCAAAGGCGTGGTTAATTATGTATCGGTCTATGCAAGTGTATTATCATACCGGATTAGTTTTAGGAATTTTAGCAGTCGCGTTATTAGCATATGGGTTTAGATGTTGATTTTACATGGAGTATCAATAATTATAATTGTAATATATATAATGCCTTACGGACAATTTTGGTATGGAACGAATGGATTTTTATATAAAAAAAGCGGTGGTGGCGGCGCAAGAAAAAACCCATCTTATGGTTTAATTTGTAATCGACCAACAAATTTATATAATAAATATACTCCGGGTTCTGGGGTTGGCGGTTCTAACACTTCAGTAAGAAGAGCCAAATTACGTCTTGCGACAAAGTGTGGAGTTAATCAAAAATGTGGCAGGTTTTATACTTATTTAGGATTATTTGATAATTATACTGGAAATCCTAACGGGTATTTTCCTTACCCATAATTTACTTTTTTTGGAATTTCTTAATACATTCCCAGATTTTTGCCGATTCATCAAGGGTAAACACACCTCGTCTTTGTGCCAGATTTACAAAAGAAACCAGCAAATTTAATGCGACTATCTCGTCAACAACTTCAATATCTACCAATTTTGGTTGCTGCTTTAGAGTTTGTTCGGGTTGTTGTTGTTGTTGGTTTTGTTCGGGTTGTTTTTCCATTGGGGTATATTCGAATTATTTTTTAAGTATTTATTTAATTTTATATATAAATATAATTTATTTAATCATCTATATATGAATCTAATATTAATCCAACACGAATTATTCAACAAATTATTTAATTCTTATAAATGGTTCAACGATAAAAGCAACAAAAACGATAAAACCGATTTGTATAATATTATTTACCGCAAAAATAAAATCAAAAACGAATATTTTGAAATAAAACTTGATATCCATAAAATACTTGTTACTATACCTATCAAAAACAGCATTTACCAATACCAAACAACCTTTAATAATTACAAAGATTCATTATTATACTTAGATAAATACATCAAATATTACGAGGATGAGAATGATATTGACCTTGAACTCGGGAATTAAAGGTTCCATAAATATTTCCAAACAGCACTCGCATTATGGGTTGTTTGTTTGGGTGTTGGTTGCGTATTTAGATTAAACGGACACGAATAATTTGCCGGGTTATTTAACGCTACGCACGGTTCACACGGACTATTTATAAATTTAAAACCCGGAACGGAAGCTTCTAATTTATTATAATCTAATTTAGTTTTTTTAAATAGATGATTTGCCGTTAAATTTTTCGAATCACCAACATATTCTATTTTTGTTAATTCGTTTTTTCCATTATTATTGTAGCATTTTATAACCGTATCGTTTTTTGAAACTAATCCCGACTCATATCCATACGTATCTTCACTATTTGGTGTTCCGTATGTTATCCCAGATAAAAGAAACCTTCCTTCTTTCGTCTGCATCCTTAAAGCTTGTAAAATAGCAGATTGGTTATAAATTGTCATCGCAGTATTTAACGAATCTTCGGACGTATTTCTTATATAAGGATTTATTGAAACCAAATCCATATATAATTTCTGAACTTCTGAATTCCAACTCCATTTACCATTTTTTAATAAATGTTTAGCATCTTCTTCACTTGCTTGACTTTGAAGTATATCTAGGTCAAATTTAATTTGGGGATTTATTGTATTTTGAAAAATAACAAAATCGTTTATTGTTTCATCACTCCATCCTTCTCTCTTTTCAAATTTCTCGATTATTACGTTTTTTACGTGTGAAAATTGATATAATATAATAAATAATAATAATAAACCTATCCCATACATTTTATTTTGGGATGCCGTCATAAGCGCAATTATTAATAATATTATATTTCCTAAAAACGTGTGGAATAACAAAATAAAAAAATTGGGAATTACGTATATTATTAACCACACCACTATCAAAATACTTAATAAACCGATATATTCTTTCTTTAATTTCGGAATTTCCATTTAATATATAATGGTATTTTAGTTTATAATTCGGAATTACAATAATCGACGAATTTTACTTGTTCCTTGGCAGTTAGTTGTTCATACCTCACCTCACCAAATTATAATATTATTCATATTATAATTTGTGTTATTTGATTGACTTTCTTTTCATTTGTCGTTTTTTTATTTTCCAGTTGACCCAAATCCGCCAGTTCCACGTAATGTTTGGGTTCCCAAATCTTCAAGTGTATCCACGATTTCAACATAAATAGGAATTAAACCTGGAGCACAAACTTGAACTAATCTATCATACTTATTTAGTTCATAGGATTCAACATCTACCAAATCAATCATTCCAATTAAATTTCCTCTATACCCCGAATCAATAATACCTACAGAATTTGCTAATCTTAAACTCGTTTTGGATAAACTGAACCTTGGATACATATAATAACCCGTATTTATTTTGTTATTGTTATTTACTATTACTGCCGAACAAACTATATTGAAATCCACCTTATTTACATGATCTATTGTTGTTGTCAGTTTACCAGGCACAAAAATATCAAACCCAGCATCTATATGTTCTTGATTTTGGATTAACGCTCGGTTATGTTTTTCGACACATTCCTTATATTTTTGTTTTAGTTGCTCATCCCCTTTTACAAATATTTTTAAATGCATATATTTTTTTTCGTAATTCATAGTTTCAGATGTCATTATTCTCATTACACAACTTTATTTAAGTTATTTTTTATTTAAGTTATTTTTTATTTGTTTTACTTGTTTACTTGTTTTACTTGTTTACTTGTTTACTTGTTTTACTTGTTTACTTGTTTTACTTGTTTAAGCATTTATTCCAGTATCTGAATTTACATACCATTCAGGCGGTGTTAAATAATTGGTATTATTACACGCATTTCCATTAGTTCCAAATGGAAACGGTTTTTGATTTCCAACTGGGTTCGCACATTTTTTTTGAATTTTAAGCGTTTGTTCACTCGCGGTTAACGGTTGGGTTGTTGTCTTGGTATATAACCCTTTACTCGCCATATCATTATATTTAAACTTGGCAGTTGTTGTGCTACATAACGTCGCACCACATTTTTTAATATTTCCGTCGAATTTAGCGCTATTGTTTATATCAAACGTACACATATTTGAGGTTGTTAAACTATGGACATACATGCCTTGACTTCTCGTATCCGACTGCATCGACCCGCCATAATTAGGCTGAACCCAATAATTAGGATATTGACCGTTATACGCCCACCTGTATTTTTTCGATAACATACCTTTAGTCGATAACACCGACGGCTTTACATACATATATTGGGTTCCTAATACATTTACTTCGGTCGAGTTAAATACTGGCGGGGGTGATGGGTAAGTTCCGTTTACACCACCTGAACCAACGGGATATATTCCTCTAAAAGGCGTTCCATTTTTTGACATCTGGTATGTTTTACCAACATAACCAACATTTCGGTGTGTCCCATTGAGAGAAAATCCAACTGGACCATAATTTCCACCCGCACCTAACATATTGTTACCAAACGGACCTTGCGGCAACCAAATACCACCTGGTGGTTTTCCTGAACGATTTGAACCATATTGTATTACTGATTTTTTCTTAAACGCAACAATAGACATATATATATATCCAGTATATTTTTTTTACATCCTTCATTTTGTTAATGTGTTTTCGCGATATGGACTTTGAAATCTTCCCCTTGATGTTAAAGTATTCAACTTTTGGCTTATCGGCGTTACCGGCAGTTTTACAGGGTTGTCTATTGATTCACCCAACTTTTTAAGATACATATCTTTTACGATTTTTAAATATATGTCGCTCTTATCATTAAACACATCATTGTTCGGAAGTTCGTTTATTACACAACCGGTTCCAACATATTTATAATCTCCGAATGGTGATATGTTGTAAATATCTTCTGGCGTATATCCCTCATCTATTAAATGGCGGTTGTTATACATAAACTCACCTAATGTTGTAAATCTACCTGTTACAGTTCTATATCTTTCTGGTTTTTGTAATTTCATATTATAGTATTATATTATATTACACTTCGATTTAAACAAATTACACTATACATTACAAATATGGTTCCTCTTTATCTTTATAAACAATACTGTAATCAACTTTTAACTTTGTGCGAAAATAACAACTTCTCGTTTAATAGATTATTTCAGGTAATTAATAACCCCGATTTGTGCGATTTATTATTGGATCCAACGAATCACGTTTTGGTTTTATTACAAAACCCGGGAATTTCAAAACGTCGACTTAAAAAATATAAATTCATACGCCGTCTTAAAAATAATACATCCTATTTTGAAATATGCGATATCATTCACGACATAAAGGAAGAACGCGAACAAATAATAAAAAGATTGGAGTTATTGTTAAGTGACTTGAATAAACTTAATGACGCACTAATTAAATTTGGAGAAGAACCGCGTCCTTCAAAAAAACAGGCAAGAAAAAAATTAAAAACAATATATATAAATATATACGATTTTGATGCCGGTGAATATGATAAACGAACCGACCTTATATCACTACGTTTAGATATACATAAAAATCCTTACAGATGTTTTCCATTAGAGGTTGCAAAATCTAGCTTTGTGCTTAAACAATTTTTACAACGTATTTTTTAATGTGTTGCGGTTGTTTTTTGTTGTTGTTTTTTGTGTGGCTTATATGTGGGATTATATGTGGGATTGTATGTTGGTTATGTATGTGGGATTATATGTGGGGTTATATGTGGGATTATGTGTGGGGTTATGTTGGTTTATGTTGGTTTATGTTGGTTTATGTTGGTTTATGTTGGTTTATGTTGGTTTATGTTGGTTTATGTTGGTTTATGTGTTTCGATTGATACTGTGTCATTTGAGCACACCGTATAAAATAATAATATAACTTTCAATCTTTGGTTATATTATTAAAATACTTATTATAGTGTAGTGTGTCATTAAAAATAACGTATTATAAGAACCGCGGAAATGAGTGACAAAATAAAGAATTGAGTGACATTTTTTACCTCGATAAAAAAATAGGATTTTACCCTTTATTTAATGTTCAAGTTTGGGTCTGCGTAATATTTAGAACAACTTTAAAATATTTATAACTATTATATGAAAAGAACAACGATATGTATTTTACTTTTTTTATTTATTGTTTTCGCATTCATGTTTAGACCTCGAGTTTTGAGAGAAAATCACGGAGGTGGTGGAGGTCACGGAGGTCACGGAGGTCACGGAGGTCACGGAGGTCATGGAGGTCACGGAGGATGGGGTGGAAGATGGGGCGGTAGAGGATGGAGCGGAGG